TACCATTTTCAAACCCTCTGATAAGAAAATCATTCTTATACAGAGCTACATTTGTATAAAACTTCATATTTTTATTAAGACCAGTTAATTATTTCCCAACGACCATCATGATGTTCCACTAAAGCTGAAAGAGATTCAACCCAGTCCCCATCATTCATATAAACAATACCATCAATAATTTTTATTTCAGCATGATGGATGTGTCCACATATAACTCCATCATACCCTTTCTTCTTACAATAGTCAGCTATATTTTTCTCAAATTTGTAGATAAAGTCTACAGCTTTCTTCACTTTATGTTTTAGAAACTTTGATAAAGACCAATAACCGAAACCAAACTTGTGTCTCCACCAGTTGAATTGAGAGTTAAGTGTAAGTATAAAATCATATAACCCGTCTCCCAGTAGAACTAACCATTTGTGAACGTCAGATATACCATCAAACATATCTCCATGGATAACAAGATACTTCTTTCCATCAACACCACGATGTTCATAATAATTTTCTATCCTTACGTTACCTACAGCAAGATTAAACTTTACTATAGGTCTAAGAAATTCATCGTGATTACCAGTCACAAAAAAAAGCTTTGTTCCCTTAGATGAAAGGGTCAAAAGCTTTTTAATTACTTCGGTATGTGATTTTTTCCATTTCCACTTGTTTTGTTGGATTCTCCACCCATCAATAATATCTCCAACCAAATAAAGATTTTCACAACTATTATTTTTGAGAAAATCTACTAGCTCATTGGCTTTGCAATCCTTTGTTCCAAGGTGAACATCAGAAATGAAAATCGATTTATATTTTTTCATCTTTTCCTTCGTCAGCCAGTTAATGTTCGTCTTACGTCGAAGATTATTTTAAAGGTGGGTAATATTTCTACCCTAAACCAACCGACTCGGAAATTAAATCTCACTACACCGTTTTAGCTACAACTAAGCCAGAACCATACAAGCGGTTGTAGTTATTTAGAAGATCGGTGTTTGGAGAGAATGTTGTTGTCCGATGAGCAGTATCAAATGCAAATTCGCTTTCTTCTGCATAAGGAGCGAATGGAATAAGAGCAATGCTCATGTTACCTCTTTCACTAGGAACCATATGAACTACAGCAACATTCTTCAGTTTAAAAAATGTAGCATTGTCAGTAGTTAGTTCCCCAATAAGTTCTTCACCATTCATCATTCTTACAATCTTAATATTTGCCATAATTATCTTTCTAAAAGGGATAAACAACAGGGGCCTGCTTGAGGCCCCCATTGTATAGGATTATATCCTAGAAATCAACTCCATTGGTTGATCCATGCCCATTCTTCATTAGTAACGGGCCACATATTTATTCCTTATCTTCAACAAGAAGCTGCTTGCTGGAAGACGATGTATTAATTTCTATCTTCTTTGGCTTTTTGTGTTCTGGAATAATACGTTCTAAGAATACTTTAAGCATCCCATTTAGATACTCTGCATTCTTAATTTCGATGGTGTCAGCAAGAGTGAACTTGCGTGTGAATGCACGATCAGAAATTCCCTTGTAGAGGAATGATTGATTAACACCATCTGTTGTTAGTGAGTCTAGATCTGAATGACCCTTGACAGTTAAAACCCCATCAGTAAGTTCTAGCTCTAGTTCGTGCTTGGCAAAACCAGCAACAGCTAGCTCGATAACGTATTTGTTATCGTCAACTTTCTTAATGTTGTAAGGGGGATAGTTTGGAACGTTTTTAGCAATGTCATCTTGGATCTTGGCCAAGCGATTGTAGGTTTCATCAAATCCAACAAAAAATTTGTCGAGATCCTTTGTACCAAACATAAGGGTTGGAAGCGAAGTCATATATTTCTCCTTTTAATTAAGCAAGATAAATTTGCGACCCCTAAGGCATCGCGTTACTATTTAGCTATGAATTCAAGCCGAACTCCAGCTTCTTTAAACATTGTAGCTGTTACCTCCCAGTTACAATGTGGTTTGTCTTCCTCTATAGGATTACAAACAACTTTCTTAATCCCACGCTGAATAATAGACTTAGCACATTCATTACATGGCATTAAAGTTACGTAGATTGTGCATCCCGATATATCGGTGAAGGCATTATCGATGGCATTTCTCTCGGCGTGGCAAACAAACTTATGCTTGACATCTCGATTATCGTAGCGAGCCGGACTATCATCAACGCCTCGAGGAAAACCGTTATAGCCAAGAGACACAATACGATTCTGGTGATTAACAATGACCGCTCCAACTTTTGTGTTTGGGTCTTTTGACCATCCACTAACATGCTGAGCAAGCTCTATAAAACGATAATCCCATTTAGTATCTTTCAATTTGCCCGAATTTGTTGATCCGGGTAGTAGGTGTGGGCGCTGCCATACATTCTGGTCGTTTATGTATTCCGTATTCTTCACACCAAGCCTTCCATGCAGCCTTTTGTTTGGCTTTTGCAGTCTTAGAGACTTTGCGTCCCTTTTGTATGCTGACTCTGACTATCACAAATTTCCTCATTAATTAGATTATCAATAAACTCTTGTTCATCTTCAAACTGATCGAGCAACCGATCCCTAATATTATCATATGAAAGAGTAGTATTGTCAACCATATTGTAGAAAGCACTGCTGATTTGCTGCTCAACTTGCATACGCTGAAGCGTTTCAGTTGTTCGACTCTTGAACATCATTTTCTCCATAATTAATTTCATTAACCAATCCATTAATTACCATTTCTTCCGACCAGTTCTTAAGGTAGGAATTATCTACTTTATTAAGATCTAAAACTTCTTGGCGACTAACTTCATATCCATCGATTATGATAGCTCCAATATGCTTCTGAGAGAACTCTTTAAATGTATGATCACTTTCTCTACAAGTAACTTCATCCAGAGCATGCTCTAAACATTTTGCCTTTACAACATATCTACAACGAAATGAACTTAAAACATCCACAACAAAGTATTTTTGTTTATCTTCCATTTTAATTAAGCTCCATGAACCATCATTATTATCAACCCACTTGATTGTGTCCCCAACTTTCAAACCAGCTTTATCTAAAACTTCGTCAGGTAAATTAATATAAAATTCACCAGTATCTTCATCAGCTTTTACATCAAGAACATACTTCATTATGGTATCCTTAGAAATCTATATGAATTTATTAATTGTGGACTAAGCTTTTTAAAGTCATTATACTCCATGTTTGAATAATGGTCAATAGTAGAACCAAACTTTTTAGACATTACTTGTATCACTCCCTTTCGAAACTCAGGATCACTGCAAACAGTTATATCAAAGTATTTTTTGCCTATCTCATGAACAAAACCATATGGACCATATGTAATTACCAAATGGTCTAAAAGTTGTATAATTTTTTTTGCAAGTTTAGGAAACATAATATAACACCCAAATGAGTTATCGAATGTTATGAACTGCTTTTGAAGATTTACAATCATGGTATCTTCTTGAACAAGCATTGTATCATGTTCTACTACAAGAATGGGTTTGTTTGATTCTGCAGCCTTTTTCCATAAAAAATAATGGCTATACCAAACACATTTTTCAGTTTCTGTAAAATGTTTAACTATATTAAGATTGGAATATTTTAATGCTTTATTAATTCCAAATCTTAGATGATTAAAACTGGATAATGTGTTTGGTTCTACTGCATCGAACCTTAAAAGATTGATGTTTTCTTGTTTCCAGCTTTCAATTACATAATTATAATAATATTCAGAAGCTGGATTATCTTTAATTACAATAATGTATTGTAAGGGATTAAGTTCTTTAACCGTTACCTTTTCTGCTTCCAATATTGTATTTGGCTTCTAACAGCCAATGACCTTTTTCTTTGTGTGAAAGTATTTTAATTGTAGATAGAGGGGCTATAGGCTCGTTACTTTTTCTTGGATCGATTAGTTGAACTAGTCCCCACTCTGATAAAAGATTAGCTATAGCATTTCTTCTTGAAATATCATCCTCGGAGAAGTTTGCTGTTTTGCCATCTAACAGAAATAGCTCTTTAAAGTGGACGATGTAGTAGCTACCTTTTTTATGAAGAATGTGACATGATTGCCACAGCTTTTTTTCTTTTTTAGATGCAACACCAATTCTTGTTAGAGTTTCTCTTACCTTTAAGAAATCATCTTCGTCTTGAAGTCTAACCTCAACCATTTCATCAATAAGACTCATTTATCCACCCTTTTCTAATCTTGTTCTTAGTTGTTGTATTTGATCAGAAGAAAGCAATGTTAAAGCTTCAAGAGCCTTTTCATTGTTATATCCATAATAGGATTTCACTACTTCCAAATCATTATTATCTACCTTTTTTATCCACTTAGCAAAACGCTTCTGAGGACGAATAGTATTTAGAAGATAATGAAATTGGAGTTTATTGTCAAGATGATTGTGGCGGTTTAGCTCATTGGCGTATAGAACCGTGTCGGGAAAGTACGAATATGACTTATTGATAATGAATGGAACGTATCCTTTTTCTGCTAACT